ACTGACTCGTGACCCACGCGTCGTGCGGCACCTCCTCGGAGGTCCAGCCCACGGCGTACGCGTGTACGTGATTGCCGGCAAATTGGATCCGGACTCACCGAGGTGTGCGCACGGCCGATAGCAGAAACTATCGACCGCCACCTCGTCGTCCAAGGATCCTCACTGCACGTCTTGCGTCCATGATTTCAACGAAATCGTAGACGTTCGACGTCTTGATAGGTGGCAAGTAGACATTGTAAATGTCTTCTTGCTCCCTAGGCTTCTTCATATCGATCCGCTCGTCCCACGCAGGGAAGGCGAGCGGGTCGATATCCGTTTTCCATAAAAAGGCGTCTAGGCTGCCCTCGTCAACGAGGACATGCCCAGGCACCTTTAAGTCATCTCTTAATGCATCCAAAACTGGCTTCTCATCGGCGTCCATGAGAACCCAATTTCGGATGGATATCCGTAAAATCAGCTTGTCAAGAAACTTGTTAGACGCTAGTCTACAAAGTTTCTTGTCATCCGTAACTATCACTGCGACCTCCCGTTCATCACGTCCAATCTGTTGGATGATGTACGGGTCGTCTTCTAGTAATTGTAGTGGGGGGAGCTCATAGTACTCTTCATCGAGAATACTTTGTCTCCACTCACAAAACCATTTGTAGAGTTCCTCCTCAGCACGCGTTTTTGGCGTGCTGGGGGGAATTCTTTTTCCAAATCTTTTGAGGTATTCGAACTCCGGAATGTCAACATTCCGGGGGTCTGAGTTTCTAAACTCGTCAATATCCTCTGTGAAATAATAGTCTACATCAACGAGGGGCTTTACAGCCCATCGTTTCTTGTAGAACTCTTCTTTGAAATCCGTGCATACTCTTTTGACCTCGTCAAAAGAGTATGATGGCATTTCAGTACATCTTGAGAAAACCATCTCCATCAAATCTGTCTGCTCGACAGTTTGTTGGAGGGTTTCAACTCTTTTCATGTACAAGTATAGCGCTTCCACTTCTGATGAAGTGGTAAGGTGCTTACTTGCAACCAATCTATCTAATACACCCGGAGGGACCTTGCTAGCAAGGTCCCTAGGGACTATTATGTAGTTTCTTATGGGGTCGTCCTCAGGTATTGAAAATACCTCAGTGACGGCCTCACTGTCGAAATGTCTTTCCATAGTCTTGACTGATCTTAGATTAGTCAAGTTCTTTGGAACTTCTCCTAATAGTTCCCTAAGGGCTTGAACGGTAACGTTCGTGACCTTAGGAATCTGACTCCAAATGGCATTAGCCCAGCTTTCTGTGTTCCAGAAAGCTGGCATCTTGCCAACACTGAATATCTGTCTGGGAAGATATACGGGCCTCCGCTCGTATCTCAGTCCGAGACATATGTCTTGCATTACAGATGCTACTTGGAACAGGTGTCCTTCGACACCCTGTTCCGAGTATTCTGTATCTTTACCAAGGAGAGTATACTTGCCGTCTTTGACGGACGAGTAATCTCTCCTGTCTTTCTTTGTGTCCAGTACTAGTCTCATCTTCGGATGATCCAAGTATGGTAACAGTCTATTATCCTTGAGCTTTGACGCCGTACGAACGGTGTTAAAGCGGTCAAGAGGAATGTGAAACACTTCCTCACAATAGGTTCCCCAGGAACTTGTTATGAAGAAGTCGTCTTCGGAGAGTTCGTATCCCAACATCGCTGCGGCGTTGTTGAAATACTGAACCCACCTGATCATTTTTTGTGGCTCATCGGCACCGAGGATGATAGCAGTATCATCCCCGTTGCCGTCGTGCACAACCTTGACGCTCGGCTCTTTCTTTGAGGCGTACGCCTCACAGATAGGGTGAGCTAAAGAAAGATTGGACTTGGTCAGCGGATCCCCCATGGGGACTCCGTTGACCTGGACCGAGTGGAATTTTCCATTAATGTATATGTCCTTTGGACCGGGCCATATACATTTGATGGGATCTAGTATGGGGGCAGGTAGTCTCATCTTCTCGAGGAGTCTACCCATCACCATATGTGCAGATTTAAAGGACGGTATATCTGTGGCTGAACGCCAGTCCAGACTTACTATCCTTTTATGCTTTTCGAATAGGACGTGACCATCAATCGGATCAAGGTGATCGATCCGACTGATGAAGTTCCATCCTAGTCTACCAGAAGACAATCCATTCTTCAAAGAGCGCATGCTCTTTGCAGCCTGGATTGTCATATGAGAGAAGGGTTGCAGGAGCGCATCCTTGTAAAAGGATCCACTCTGCACAACCCTGACCTTTGCATTTTCTCTAATCGCGGCGACATTTGTTTTATAAATGTCGTCGCTACTAGAGTTTACTTTTTCGATCGCTTTCCTGAAGGCCCAGTTTCCTAACTGGCCTCCAGGATTACGAACACTAAAAGGTGGAATGTGGGGAAGATCGGGTACTTTGCGCAAGTACCCGAACTTCCCCTCTTCTTTTTTGGAATTCTCAGTACAGGCACTCGTTGACAACGAGATCCTGAACTGAGGGTTCCCAGCTGCTTGAATTACAACCTGATCAAGGATGAAATCGATTGACTCGATTAGATCCTTATCAGGTTTGAACTCCTTTTCGACGGTGACCTCAGCAATAAACTTGTCTATTGCTTCGGCCGCCATCTTATTATTTCCTAGCCCAGATGCTCTGGACTGCGTGAAGACGCAGGCCCGGAACATGTTGGACTTACTATTGATTCCTACGCGCGAGTTGAACTGATCAATGACCAGTTGAGCCCACGCGAGTCTCCTTTGTTCGTGTTCGGTAAGTGTGGCTTTCACGCCTGTGAAAGCACACTTCCGAACCCTTTTACGCATTTTCTTCAACGAGGTTACAAGACCGCCATAGTCTTGTAACCCGTTGGAGATCACACTGTTCATGATACGGTCAGACACCAAGTAAGCACTTTGGTCTCTGGCTGTAACAAAGATTTCCGGATAGGATATTAACAGAGTTGTTAATACCCCATCCGCAGTATGTAGTATCTCCTTAAGTTGCAGAGCCCCGTTACGGGACTCTAGCAACCTATGGAGAAGGTTCTTATTATGCCTCTTAAGCCGCTTGTACCAATAGGTACGAGTGGCCAAGATGGCAATTTGTTGTTTGGGTTTACAGAATGAGAAGGTGTTACCTCCCCATCTGTGCTCCCATAAGTTTGTGTAGACGTAGTCCCAGGCCTCATCGAGGCCTGAGTCTTCGTCTCCTTTCAACCCCTTGGATAGGCAAGAGACCAGGTTGCGAAACCTGGACTCCCACCTACCCGCAGGAACTGATGCCGCTTCCTCACGTAGATTTACG